CTTGTAAATTATCCTATCATTACACCTAAAATAGATTTGCTATTAGGAGAAGAGCTGAGAAGGCCAATAGACATGAAAGTAACTACGGTAAATAAAGCGGCTGTATTAAGAAAGCACGATCACAAAGTTACATTAATGATGCATGAATTGTTAGATGACTTTCATCAAGAAATGAAAGAAAAGATGAGTTTTGATATAGTAGGTGAAGGTAGGTCACAAATGCCTATACCTGAAGATATAGAAACTTATATGAAATACAACTACCGTGAAATGGTAGAAGAAACCGCACAAGATGGATTAGAGTATATAACAAACAGGTATAATCTAAAAGACGTGTACAAAGAAGGGTTTAGAGATTTGTTAGTAACAGGTAAATCATTTTATAAAGTAACAGTACAAAACGGAGATCCATATGTGCGTAGGGTAGACCCAAGAAATATAGTTTTTGATGATTCATTTCATTCTGACTACTTAGATGATGCAGGATGGGTAGGTGAAGAAAGATGGATGTCTATAAATGAAATCAATGATGAATATAAAGACGGGCTAACTACTGATGATTTATTAGAGTTAGACAAAATGAGAAATCTATATGCTGGAGGAGACATGAACAACTACAACAGTAGCTTTGAATGGGTAGATGTGGCTCATGGTAGAGAAAACAGAATAAGAGTTGTGTCGTGCGAGTGGAAATCATTAAGAGCAATAAAGTTTAAACTATCAGAAAACAAATATGACCCATCAAGACCATTTAGAAAGATGGTAAAAGATACTTACAAAAAAAGAAAAGGTGAAACAATAGAAGTAAAGTGGGTAGATGATGTATGGGAAGCAACACTTATAGGGGGTAAAATACTTGTAAACGCAAGACGTAGAGATAATCAAGTTAGAAGCGTAGATGATCCAGGAAAAACACCACTTTCTTATGTTGGGTGTATAAAAAACAATACAACAGGACAAAGCATGTCTATGGTAGATGCTTTAGACAACATACAAATGCTTTACAATATTGTAGTGTATCAAATAGAGCTAGCTATGGCCCGTTCTGGTGGTAAGGCTGTAGTATATGATGTATCACAGCTACCTACTAACGCTGGAATGGACATACAACAAGTGTTATATCATTTAAAGACTGATGGTATTATACCAATCAACTCTAAAGATGAAGGAAATCAAGTTTCTACCTTTAATCAGTTTCAGCAGATAGATTTTACTTTATCACAATCTGTACAGCAGTTAATTAATTTAAAGGTAATGCTAGAAGAAATGGCAGGACAAATATCTGGCGTATCAAGACAAAGAGAGGGTGCTGTAGGTCAATATGAATACGTAGGCAATGTACAAAGAAGTGTGGTGCAGTCAGCAACTATAACAGAAAGCTGGTTTTACTCACACGCAGAGACAAAACAAAGAGTTATGGAAAGACTTTGTAACTTAATGAAGGTATGTTGGGCAGGCGGAAAGAAAGCTGGTATGATTTTAGGTGACGGAGCTTATAAATTTTTAAATGTTATGCCTGATATAGCCTTACAAGACTTTGGAGTTTATGTAGGGGATAGTGGTAAAGATGATTCTATGAAACAAGTAGTACAGCAATTAGCACAAGCGGCATTACAGGCTGGAACTATAGATATGCTAGGTGTTATAAAAGTATTAAAGTCCGACACTATGACTGAAGCAGAAAAAGTCTTAGAACAAGCTATGACTGAAATGCAAAAACAGCAACAACAAAAAATGCAGGAACAAGTTCAGGCTCAACAAGCAGCAGCTGAAGCAGAACAAGCGAAGTTCCAAGCTGAAGCACAGCTGAAACAAATGGACAATGAAGCTAAGTTGCAAGTTGCTCAAATTAGTGCAGATTCTAGACTTGAAGTTGCTAAAATACAAGCTGATGCTGATAGAGATATTCACGATACTAAAGAAAGAAATGCAATGGATAAAAAGGCAGCTGATTATTATATAGAAAGAAGAAATAAAAGAGAAGACGAGGAAAGAGAAGACCGAAAAGAAGGCGAGGCAAGGGCTAGACAGGGTGGCGCGCGTACTTCTGCAGACGCTCTGAAAAAAGCTGCTCAAACAATATAACAAATATTTTGTATATTTGCAAATTGGGAGTATTAACTAAATTAAAATAAAAAATGGCAGAAGAATCAAAATTAGTAGACGAGGTAGTAGAAAGCACACCAGAAGCTACAACAGAAACAACGGAAAGCAAAGAAGAATTTAACCCACTAGCGTTTAATAGCGACACTTATGGTTTAAACGAAAAAAAGAAAGAAGAAAAATCAGAAGATGTAGAGGAATCTAAATTAGTTGATGAAGTAACAGAAGAAAAGACTGAGGAAAAGACTGAAGAGGAAAAGCAAGAGGAAGGATGGTCTTGGGACAGTGATACTGAAGAAGCTAAAGCAGAAAAAGAAGAAGATTATGATTGGGATGGGGCTGGAGAAACAAAAGAAGAAGCGCCGACAACAGAAGAAGCATTAACTTGGGCTAAAGTAGGTAAAGAATTAGGTATAGAAATAAATTCAAGAGATGAGTTTATTAATACGTTAAACTCTTACACAGAAAAATTACAACAACAAGCGCAGCAACAGCAAGCGCCAGTTAACAATCAAGTAGCGGAACTAAGATCTTACTTGAATTTTTCTGACAGAGATTTAGTAGCTGAAGAATTAAAAGCTGATGGCATAGAAGACGCAGAAATAGAGGAGTCATTAGACAAGCTTGAGGATTCTGGTATGATGAAAATGAAAGCTAAAAGCATTAGAAGAACAATCAATAATGCTATAGATCAGCAAACTACACAGGCTAAAAATAAAGCAGCGCAAGAGGAAAAAGAAAGAAAAGTAAGAACAGAAAACGCAAGAAAAGAATTAAAAAATCAAATCAAAAACATGAATGAGTTCATGGGCGGCAAGGTAACAAAAAAACAGAAAGAAGAGGTCTATAGATATGCTACAGGCGATATGATGAAAGAAATATATGCAAATCATGCCAATGTTGCGGATGTTGCGAT